ACGGTAGCAAAGTAATTGAAGGAGATAGGCTTTGACATTATTAGTGATCTTTACCTAAGCCCAGATGATAGTTTTAACTGGGAAGGTAAAGCCACTAGCTTGTATTGTATAGTAGCAGGTAATATCAGTAGTGACACAAGAACATTATTGTTAACATTAAGTCATTTAAGTAAATTTTATCAAGGTGTCTTTTTTGTAACAGGTCAATATGATTTAGAAAAAAAAGATAATATTGAAGATTACAATAAAAAATTAAGTGACAGTTTTTCAGCCGTCCCTAGAATATCAAGTTTATATGAAAATGTTATTGTTATAGACGGTATAGCAATAATAGGTGTTAACGGTTGGCGGGGCAAAATTATTAGAAATGACGAAGATTATTATGATAGTTCTAAAATAGACATTACTTATCTATATCAATCTATACAAAAATTACAGAGGCATTTAGATGTTAAAAGAATTCTTGTAGTAAGTTCTTCAGTACCTGGTAAAGATTTATATTTCGGAGAACAACCTACCGAAATAGAAACACAAATACCATTACAATCAGCCTTGGCAGGTGATAGCGAATCTAAAGTTACACATTGGATATTTGGGACTTATGAAAAAAATGTGGACACCATTATAGAAGGTGTCCACTATGTAAATAATCCCTATCTTAAAAGACGACCATATTGGCCAAAACGAATTAATATTACTGTTTAATTTGGTTCAGGTTCTACTTTAATTTGTAATGGATAACCATGCGCCCTAGCGTCAATAGTTACTTCAATGCCTTTCTGTTCTGCAATTTCATAAGGTAAAATAGCAACTACTGCACTTCCCTTTTCATGTATATCAAGTGTTATTGTTTTTGCAGTATCATCATTATAATTAAAATATTCAACTAATGAATGTACAACAAATTCCATACTTGTTAAATCATCATTAACATAAATGATTTTATACAACGGTGGTTCTTTTAATGATAAATTAGGCTTTACTTTTGTTCTTGTATCAGTATTTGGCATGATTATGACCTTTAATTTTGTGAGCACAAAATTGTGCTCACATTGCATATATTACTATTTAGTGTACGTTATTGCAATTTTCTTGGGTTTTTGTTCTTCTGGAATCTGTCTTTCTAGTTCAATAGTTAAAATTCCATCAGTTACATTAGCATTTAAAATCTCTACATGGTCTGCTAAAGCCCAAGACCTAGTAAAGTTTCTTGCGCTAATTCCACGATGCAAATACTCTACCTTAGTAGGTGTAGCCTCAATAGCTTTTTCACCAACTACTGTTAGTTGATTTTTTTCAACTGTAATAGTAATATCACCTTCTTTAAATCCTGCAACAGCTAACTCAATCACAAATTTATCATCACTATGTTTCACAACATTGTATGGTGGGTAATTGGTACTTTGTGTACTTGATGTATGACGCAATAAATCATCAAACATTTGGTCAAACCCAACTGCAAATTTATGAATTGAAGGAATGTCTAAGGAACGCAATGTAAGATTTGTCATGTTTTTTCTCCTTTATTAAGCAAGTATGACATTTGATTGTAAACCCGACCATCGGCGTCTACATCTATATTTATAGTACTATATTTTCGCAAAAAAATCTATTATTTAGGCAATATGAAATAAAATAATTATTGCCAAACTTAAGAGAATAAGTTGTCCAACTTGTTTCCGTACAGCTAATTCCTCAGTTATAAGTTCAATATCTTCAGGTGCCATATTGGTTCTAACTTCCTTTGTTAGTGATTGTGAACCAGAAATGACCAATCCAAATCCTAATACAAAAATGATGAATAGTACAAAATAATACATTAAAATAATTTTTTGGGTAGTTCTTGGCTTGCTAGATATTTTTTCCAGCGTCTTTCTGCATAAGACTTTGCTATTTTTCTTTTTACACTTGGTTTAGTAAATTGTTGACGGCTTTGTAATTCAATAAGCAAGTTGGATTCTGATATCTTCTTCTTAAACTTTCTTAAAGCTTTTTCGAAGTTATCATCTTGTATTAAGACCTTTCTTCCTTTTAAATTCATATATTAATTGGGGTTAAAACTAAATCTCGTGTAATATTTATCTGTGTTACATTATTTTCTTTGTAATCACTAACATTATACATGTGAGGTAACAATACTTTTTCAAGTTCTGTCTGTAATCCTCTTGCTCCAGTTTTCAATTTTAAGCAATTATCAGCAATTTGTTCTATTGCTTCGTTTTCAAAATTAAGTTCAATATTATCTAAACTAAACAAATATTGATATTGATTAATAAAATTATTTTTAATATTTGTTAAGACTTCAATTAATTGTTCTTTTGTAAGTTCAGTTAAGCTTATAGTAGTAGTAAATCTACCAACAAACTCAGGAATCATACCAAATTTAGTTAAATCATCTGGCGTAATTTGTTTTAATTCTACATCTTCATCACTATTAACTGTGGCTTGAAACCCGATTGAAGATCCTTTAATACGGTTTTTAATTATATCTTTTATTCCAACAAAAGCACCGCCTGAAATAAACAAGATATTTGTCGTATCAACTTCTAACATTTCACTATTTGGATGTTTTCTTGCACCATTAGGTGTAACTCTTACCCGTGTGCCTTCAACAATCTTGAGTAAGGCTTGTTGTACCCCTTCTCCTGAAACATCTCTAGTAATACTAGTGTTTTCACTTTTTCTTGCAATCTTATCAATCTCATCAATAAAGATAATACCTCGTTCAGCAAGTTCTTTGTTACCATTAGCAGCACTTATTAACATAGAAATCATTGTTTCAACATCATCACCCACATATCCTGCTTCAGTTAATGATGTTGCATCTGCTACTACAAAAGGTACATCCAAATATTTTGCTACAGTTTTTGCTAATAATGTTTTGCCACTACCTGTAGGACCAACTAGCATTACATTGCCCTTGCTGATACTTAAATCTTTGGGAGGATTGGTTATTCTTTTATAATGATTACTAATTGCAACACTTAAAACAATTTTCGCACTATCTTGTCCTATTATATGTTCATCTAAATATTTTTTAATTGATTTAGGATCAAAGCTTTTTTGATTTTCAGGTTCAGTTTTTATGGGATCATCTTCTATTAGATTGTTACATAAATCAATACAATCACTGCAAATTGCAACATCATCACCTACTATTAATTTTTTAACTTGATCCTTGTGATTACCACAAAAACTACAATGACTTATTTTAGATTCGGACATAAAAATTATTTATAGAGAAGAAACTTAGCTAGAATTTTACTTCTTTTTTAAAAAGTTTTCAATACTTTGCTTTTCATAATCAGTTAAAAGTTCAACGTCATATCTGCCTGTATCAATTTCATTAATTAAAAACTTAGTATAATTAATATCTAAGTAACTATCAGTATTTTCTTTTTTTACTTCTATCCATTTGCTACCATCATACTTAAATAACCTATTTGGCAAAACGTCTACTCTAACAAAAATATCACCTTTTTGTGCATACTTTGGAAACTTAGGGCCAAAATTTGTTCCAATTTGATTGGTCGAATCTTCTCTTAATTTCAATAATTCAGGATACAATGATAATGCAGCACTTTTACTCATTGATTTATCACCGTATGTAATATACCCACCGTCTGTTTCTTTGTAGGGTAGTGGATCAGTCACATTTTCGGTTTGGATTTCTTCATCTACAGGTGTGACTTGATTAGTCGGTTTAGGTTCTTCTTCAATATACTCATCTATCTTAAATGATTTGCAATTTATATTTGAACAAAACAAACCAAGATTGCCTACTTTTTCTAAAATATTATTACAAACATTACATGTGAGTTGTTCTACAGGTTCAGATTTAGGTATGAATACTTGATGACCAACTGGATCGATATTTGGTACTTTGTCTATCCAAGGGCGTTTTAAATAAACTTGTTCTATAGGTTTTTCTGTAATATCTTGGACTGGTTGCTCAATATTAGTTTCTTTTACCTCTACAACTTCTTTTGGTTCTACAAGTGTTTCTATTTTTTCATCTTCACTTATTTCATTTTTTCTACTTTTATCCCAACTTCTACTACTATTTGCAGCTAACACTAATGTAAGTGCTAAAGGATCAAATACTAAAACAATTAAAATAATGACCCAACGAACTGCTCTTTCTAATAAATTACTATCAGGATTGTCTCCATATACTAATGCGGCTATATACTTTATAGGACCAACTTCAGCTTCAACCTTTCTAACTTCCGCAGCAATAGGAGCTCTTTCTTCATTAAGACTACTAATTTTCTTTTGTTCGGCTTCAATCTCACGGATAAGCCTTTGACGCTCTGGACCCTGTTGGCGTCTAATCTGTACTGATCTCTCCGCACCTTGTTCTGACGTTGAGCGGCCCATAACTTGGTCCACTGCTTCATCCAACTGTTTAAGTGCTCGCCTATTAGCATCAATATTTTCCTTTGCTATTTTTATTTTTTCATCAAATAGTGATATTTTTGCTTGTACATCACCGCTTACTAAACTTTGGTCACTATGCGCTTTACTTAAAAAGCCAAATATTCCCATACTTGTTAGGAAAGCCAATGCAATTACAGCAGTAACAAGATATAATTTCATTGACCATTTTACATTTTCCCAATATTTGTGTAGCCATACTGTCGTAACGACTTTGCTTAATTCTAATATTCCTCCCATTATAATGATAGGAATCACTGCCGCACTAAAAATAGCAATTAATCCAGCTATACTATACCATGCTGCTATAGCACTAAGCGATAATGCTACTAATAATGTAAGGTTTGTAAGGTTAAATATTTTATAGAACATTCATATATTTAGCTAGTTTTCCGTATCATTTTCTGTAGATAAACCAAATAAATGTCCGTAAGTATCTAAAAACTCAAGTATAGGAAACACTAATTTTCTTGGAATACCTGGACCCTGTGTAATATGTACTGTTACTAAAACATCTTCTTCGCTGCGACTTTTTGCTTGAATTACTTCGATTTTATCACCATCAGGAAATTTGTAAGATTTCCCAATGATTGGTGTGATTTTATCAAGTAACTTCATTTCTTTTTCTGAATATGATGGACTGAAAAATCACCATATTTTCCTGACCAATCACCACCGTAGTTTTCTAATTCATTATCATTATATTTGACATTCTTAATTTGACTATTGCCTTCAAAATCAATTGTCTCAAAAGTTAGTTTTTTCAAATCAAAAATTTCACCATCGGGCACTTCTACCTCTGATTCAAAATAAGTACCTTTACCACCTTGTGCCCAATATACATAGTAACCGGGTTTTAAATCATACTCCATGTAAAATTCTTCAACTTCCATCATAGCTTCATATTGTTCGTCACCATGTAATGTTTCAACAAATTCACCAAGTTCTTGACTAACAATTTCATTACCATCATTATCAGTAATTACGATATAGCAGTAACTATCTGCGCCGAACCAATATCCTTCATCACAATATTCGTTATAATATTCATACTCAAATCTTGCTTTTTTGGGTACTTTGTTTTCATCATAATCATAGTCACCATTCAATGCTTCGTACAAGTCCTCACTATGTTCTTTCCAATATTCATATTGTGTTTTAGTAATTTTATTGATGCCACGCTCTTCCCCTCTACCACGCAACTCAATCTTATATTTGCCTGGACCATATGAAGGTGTTAGTGTGACAACATCAGGTTCTACAGTTTCTTTATTTGCCCAAGGCCAAGCTGAACCTTCTACACTATCGGCTAATCTTTCAACAACCATAGTTTCTAATTTGTTTTTAAGTTCATCTTCTTTGGCAAACATTTCATCTAATACCTTTTGTTGTTCGGCAAATTCTTCATCACTGGGAGGAGTACCAACATTTTGATCATCGTTATCAGTTGAAAATTCTTCCAATTCTTTATGTAATCTTTTTCTTTTTTCTTCTTCGGCGACACCTTCTTCAGTTAGTAACAAATCGCTATCGCACATTGG